GAAGAAACTCATTATGCAATCTATGGATATACGGAAGGAAAGGCTGGAACAAATTCCACCCATCAACTTCCCCCGCCCTATGATGAAACCTCGTTGTTTGGAGATATATTAATATTAGCCTATACAACCAGTGGTGAAATTCAAGCAATGACAAGTGAAATATGGAATACCTTTCTAAAACGTCAGAAAGAGGAGGATGACGAAGAAGAGGAAGAAGAGGATTCTGATTCCGAAAGTGATATAGAAGAAGAAGAGGTGAACGAAGAAAAAGAAGACGAAGAGGTTGTAGAACCAATCGTTGAAGAAGAAGAGGAAGAAGCTCCTGCTCCTCGTCGAAAAGCGCCTTCACGAAGTAAAAAACCGAATCGTCGACTTCCTGCATTCTTTGCATTCTCTGAATTTGACCGTGATAGTGGTCCAGATGTTGAGAATCCATTACGAGACAGTATTCGCAGTCTTATTTCTTCAAAACTGTCGATGCTTCCAACATCCGATCAAATCGCATTGGAAAAGGGAATCTTTCGATCCACAATGGAAACCTGTCGTATGAATGATTGTTGGATACGATGGGAAAATCCTGAATTTCAAGCCCATTATGAAGTGATTGCACGTCGAACTATTACAAATTTGGATCCCACTAGTTATGTAAAGAATAAAGATTTACTAGAGGGTGTTTGTTCAAAAACAATTTCGATTGAAGAAGTTCCATTTCTTCCCATGTCAGAACTCTTTCCTGAAAAGTGGAAAAAGATGGTGGAGCAACAATTAAAACAAGAAGCAAGTGCGTTGGAAGGCGACAAAGATATGGCAACCGATATGTTCAAGTGTACACGATGCGGAAAGCGTCAGTGCACGTATTATGAAATGCAGACTCGCTCTGCTGATGAACCTATGACCGTATTTATTCGCTGCATTTCCTGTGGAAAGCAGTGGAGACAGTAGAGTAATTAAACATCCCGTATTACAATCGTAGGAGGTGTAGAGTTACCAGAGATGGATTCTTTTTCAGGGATGGATTGTTTTTTTAATTCCTCTTTTACAAGTGCTTGAACTCGTTCTTCGATTCCTGCCGTATAAAGAACATCCACAGACCGATCTACATGAACTACGGTATGTTCTAATCCATCCACAATGGCTGGTTTTTTCAAATCTGATTTATCTTTAAAGGTGATGCGAAACTCTTTCAACACACAATCCAAAATAGAAGGAGTTTGTTCAATTAAACGATTTAATTCATTTTGCATCATTTTCAAAAATGGCATGGCATCGATTCGCTCGTTGGGATGCAATTTCATCTGGAATTCAATATTACGTTGGAAGTTTCCCCAATTGATTGCAGCGGTATTATGCATTTCACAGGATTGAGCATATTGAAAAAAAGTATCCAAGGTTCCAATGGTTCCAACTAATATACTAATGGATCCAATGACCATTTGTGCCACTGTTTTTGAATATTCATCCGTTCCAAAAAAAGATCCAAGTCCAAAACTGGCAGTGCCGGTTAACGTACTTAACACAATCATGGGAATCTTCATACGAAGATTTTTAGTAGATTGCAACTGTCGGGATCGTTGATGCATCCATTCATAACAGGCAGCATTATCTGCCCATTCGGTTGCCAAGGATTCTAATTCCGTGGTCCAACCATTATGAAATTTTTTTCCAGGTTTTCCTTCATTTCTAGAACTAATCACTCCATTCTGACTGATGGTAATTCCTGGTGTATCCACCTTTGATTGTGAAAGGGTGCCTCCTTCGTTCATTTCTTGGTTCTTTGAAAAAAATTACTTATTTACAGCTGTTTTACCTTTTCCATGGAAAATATCATGTAGATCAAGAGATACATGCGATAAGTCTGAGAAATAAGATCGATGCGATGAATCAGATTCGTCGGATCGAGTACGGGATAGTTCTACCACAGGAGGATTATTCGAGAAAATATTTGTTTCGGTTGTTGCAAGCAATGGTTCCTCTTGTGATAAACAAATTCGTTTTGCAAAGGGAGGATTCAAAGGAGAATGGGCGTCTTCTGCCGTTTGGGTTGTAGAGGCAAGTGCTTCCTTCTTTTGAAAGAATTTATCTGCAAAGGATTCATCAGATTCATGTCGTAATATAGGAATTATTTGTGGACCAAGCCTACGATATAGATATGGACTCTCATAATTGGTTCGAGTTGATACTACACTTATAGGTGGGGATGTAGGAGACGGTATCGTACAGACCAAGGTTGACAAGGTTAAATTTGGCAGAATACATCCTGCTTCAATTAATCCTTCTGTCAAAGATCGTGGACGTCCTTCCAATGAATTTATACTTGTAGATGTAGAGGAGGAAAGCGTACGTCCAAAGATTTGTGGTGGATGATCTGGTAAGATCAATCCTGCTTCCATTAATTCTTCCGTCAAGGATCGTCTACGTTTAGTTGCTATGCATATGCTAGCATGACTAGAATTAGATACAAATTGTGATGAATTCATTATATGATATATATTATAATACTATATATCATATCAATTTTTATAAAAAGCGTTTTTACATTCAAAACAAAACAATAAATGTGACTAGGATGATCTCAATTCTGACGTATAATATTCATGGACTTCCTTGGTCTTCTGATCATACCCTTCCCATTGCCCGATGGAGTGGACAATGTGGAGCCGATCTTCTCTGTTTTCAAGAAGTCTTTACCACACCACGAAAAATCACGCTTCAACGTATTTTAGAAGAACATGGATATCATGTCTTTTTTCCTATAGATACGATTAACAATCTGTTGCCAAGTGGATTATGCATTGCCCTTAAAACAACCTCTTTATGGTCGCATCGATCTACCCGATTTACACCTTTTTTCAATTATATATATGGTGATTTATTTGCAAACAAAGGATTCTTTAAAATTACATTACAACATGTTACAGGTATATGTATACATATAATTAATACGCATATGCAAAGTGATGTAGATATATCCTATTTTAAAGGATCTTTCCAAACAAATACAGTTCGTACAAAGCAATTACAGGAAATTATACGTGAATATAGTTCATCAAAGGATACAATACTAATTGTAGGAGATTTAAATCAGGATGGATCCATTCATCCATCGGTACACAATCTTTGTTGCAAACATGGAGATGCATTATCTACATTTCCATCTACAGGAGAAAACTTAGATCATATGGCATGGATTGTAGGAACAGGCGTTGCCCCACTCTTACAATCAATTCAGATTCGAACGGATATATCATTGAGTGATCATAGTCCTGTTCTCTGCAGATTTAAACTATAGAAAGCATAGAGAACTATGCAGTACGAACTGATTCTTGGAACTGTCTTTATTGGATTTATACTCTATATATTTTTGAAAAAAACTCTTCCATCTTCCAGTCGGTTGGATAGTTTGGCACGACAACATCAAACCTGCAGAGTTCTTCAAACAATTCCTTACAATGTTTCAGGAAAAAATGTCATCTTTGAAATTATGAATGATTCCTGTGAAAGTGGGATGCCGCACACCACCGATATAGATACCATTCGTTTTCCAGACTGGTTATGGAAGAAACGAGATTCAGACGAATTTCATAAAGTCTTACGCCACGAATTCATTCATTTGTTACAACGCCGATCTCCCACTGCCTGGCGCATTCAATATAAGCGCTGGGGCTATACCATTGAAAAAGATCCACCCGTGGGAATCCCTTCTCACATTGTGGAACGAGTCCGTTATAATCCCGATTTGGCAGATGCGCCTTGGGCAATTTATGAAGATCGGTATGTGACCGTAGCCTGTTATAAATCAACAACCAACCCACAACTACGAGATACAGAGATCGTGATTTGGGATTTAGAATTAGGAAAACAGGTGGACCAAATGCCAGATAGTTGGAAGTGGAAAGGACTGCATCAGGCAGAACATCCACATGAAATCAGTGCTGAAATGGGAGCAGATATAGATCATGCTCCCTATGTGCCGGATGGATTTGTAGATTTTTTACGATCCCAACGTTAATGCCTTCCAACTGATGGGAAAATGTGGCAGTAACAGTGTTTCCAATGCCCGTGCATACGCTTGAATTTCGCGTTGGGCGCCTGGATCCGTTCGCAATCGCCACAACCGTGCATAGGCTGCCAAGGATCCTGTTTCAATAAATTCGGTGTACATTCCTTGAGGAAGAATGGCACGCGCAATTTCAGGAGCCACTCCCTTTTCCAATAATGATTTATAGTTCGAAAGAAGCATGTCATTGATTCCTTTGATCTCTTTTACAATTTCTTCCGCATGTTCCACGGGTTCTTCTTTGCTTCCTTGTTTGAGTTTGGGATCGCGTGCACGCAGTCCGTCTGGGGAAGGTGTCCAAAGCTCTGGTTCTGAATCCACGTATCGGCGTGAGACTTCGTTTCGTGCAAATCCTATGGTGTGTCGAAACCATTCTCGTGCGACAAAAATAGGTAATTTAATGCGTAGACGAATTTGGGGATGAAAGAAGGGGCTTTCATGATGATGTTTGGCTAAATAGTTAATTAATCCTTCATCTCTGGAAGTAAATTCGGTAGATTCTTTGGCAAAACTCACACGTGCAGCATTTACAACGGTAAGATCATTGCCAAAGACCTCCAACACTTCAATCGATCCACATCCACCAGGTTCTATCCACATCTTAATACATAGATCATGTAGGAAGTGTTTAGAATGGTTTTATAAATAGGTATGAGGTAAAAATCCTGGTATCCGGTAATTTTTCTGAGGAGAATTTAGAATGCCGTTGGAGCGTGTGGTCCCTGTTTCCACGAGTCCCACTGAAAAACCAACGACCCCTCTTCCAACCCATACAATTCGAAATACAACTCCTAAAATGAAAATATACCCTGTGAAAGAATCCCCTCCCTTAATAGAGTTACGATCCATTTTTGCATAATGGATAACTTTTATGATTATTGTAATAAAGAATGGGAAACGCATACAATGATTCCTTCCTATCGAGGAGCGTATGGAGTAAGTGAAGAACTTGAAAATGATTTGAAAGATACAATGATAGATCTTGTAAAAAAACTTCCTGCATCTCATCCTCTTGCAACTGTATGGTCCAGTGCAATTCATCGAGAAGATACATCCAATATTACTACCATGTTACATCTTTTGCATCGTATTGCCTCTCTTGAAACAATGGAATCAATTGGAAATGCGATTGGTCTTTTTAATAAATGGCAATTGCGATCCCCCCTGTCTTTATTAGTCACACGCGATGCGTATGATAGCTCATTATGTCGAATTCATTTCTATGAACCAACCCTTGGAATACCATCCTATAACGCCTACCGAACTCATTCAAATCCAACCTTAACTGCGTATCGTCATATGTTACAAGAAGCAGGGAAACAATTAAAGTTTTCTGATCTAGAATCTGTATTAGAAATTGAACAAAAAGTATATGAATATTTATCCCCGGATGGAGCCTTAGATGATCCAACAAAAAGTCATTTTCCATATACCATGGAAGCTCTTACAAAAACATATCCATCCATTCCATTTGGTCCTATGTTGGAGGCATGGGGAATCTCTTCCTCGATTCTTTCTTCCACCACTCTGATTGTTACCAATCCACGGTATATGAGTGCGTTTGATCGCATGTGTCGTACCTTTGAAATAGGCGCATTTCATATTTGGTTGCAAGCCTATGCGATTATCACCCTCCTACGTTATTTACCAAAATCGTATCATTCCTTATATTTTCAGTTTTATGATCATTTCTTGCAAGGAACTGCAAAACCTCTTCCTCCCAATGAATTTGGAATGGGAATTCTTCAAAAGATGATGCCGCAATCTTTGGGAAAAGTATTATTTCAGCATACTCCTCGTGCAAAGGATTGTAAAACAAAAACAGCTCATATGGTCCATCGACTAAAACGAGCAGCAATTCATAGGTTGGAAACAGTGGAATGGTTATCCCCTGCGACTCGTGCAATGGCAGCCAGAAAAATTCGTGTTATGCACATGAATATTGGATATCCCCGTGCCTGGAAAGAACCGCACGTGTCTTTATCTCCCACCCATTTACTTGAAAATATTATCAAATTGGGAGAAGCGGATACCAAGCAAAGTATTTCAGATATAGGACGTGCTTGTGCAAAAGATGATGGACTATGGGAGGATGGTATCTTTCTTGTAAATGCTTTTTACTATGCTGATCAAAACAAAATGGTGATTCCCTTTGGTATGTTACAGGCTCCTTTTTTTGATTTGAAAAAATCGATTGGATGGAATTATGGTGGAATTGGTTGCGCCATTGCTCATGAAATGACCCATGGATTTGATGAAGATGGACGCATGTATGATGAAACAGGAAGTTGGAAGAATTGGTGGTCTAAGCAAGACGAACTTCATTATCACGAACAAACGGATAAACTTGTTAAATTGTTTGATAAACGACCCTACAAAGGCGGGCATGTCAATGGAACATTAACCTTGGATGAAAACTTAGCAGATTTAGGTGGAATGGCAATTGCATTACAAGCCTTGCTAGAAGAAATAGGCGATAACACGTCCAAACGGATTCCGTTTCTACGAGATTTCTTTATTGCCTATGCCATTTCCTGGAGGTTAAAAGA